CATAGGTATCGAATTCAGCGTAACTTAGAACAATGGAGCCAACAGGAGTCGAACCTGCGGCCTCTTGCATGCCATGCGTATTGCGATTGCAAACCCTAGTTTTTAGCCTTTTTACGTAACTCATTGTATGACAATGAGCAACAATTATGGACTAATTGCAAGTTGTTTCTCAAAACCTTTGCATTGCTTGCATCCTTTGCACCGGATTGCAACGTTTGCAGGTAATTACGCGCATAAAAGAGTAATTACTTCTGGACAACAGAAGTGAGAATTAGAAAACGTATCGGCTGTGTCAAGTGGATTAGGATGTCCTCCGACAACATTAGCCACGTCAAGAACAGTCCTTGGATCATTTGTAGCATACTGCAATCCCGAAGTGGTTGCCGATATTCCTAAATCTTTTACAATACCCCCAAACATTTTCATTTCGCCAACACCTGCACGTGCCATCGTTGACATTACACGTTGTCCCCCCAATGCCATAGCAATGCTTGCTGCCCAAGTAGGAAAATTCTTAGGTGTAGTTGTTCATTACTGAACTCCCATACATCAGGATATTGTTGGCTTTTAGAACCATTATTGATTGTAACTTAAGAGTTCAAAATCCCAGTTAATAATTCGTCGGCTTTGTCAATACTCATTTCTAAGTCGTATACCAAAGAAATCTTGTCTTGTATTTTCTTTGCAATCTTTTTTGCCTTGCGAATTTTGCCAATTAAATAATAACAGCGACAAATTTTAAATTGTAAAGAAATTGGCTTCGGTTTTAATTTTACTTTCAAATACCACTCTAATGCCTTATCATATCCTTTCCTATCCAAGCAAATATTGCCCTTAAACTCCAAAGCACCGATATTATTGGGTTCGTTCTTTAATATTTCATCGAAAAGTCGTTCTGCTTCCTGACGCTTACCTTTGAAATATTTCGCATAGGCAAGATGCTGCAATGCATCACTATCTTTGGAATTTTCATTCAAAACTTTTTTAGCTAATTCTTCCTTTTCGTCAAGATCATCTGTATCTGCTGCTAAACTTAATAAGTTTGAATGTGAAGGTTTTAATCTTACAGCCTCACGTTCCATTGCCAAACCTTCCTCTTTAAATCCCATATCACATAACGCAATACCAACAAGAGACTGGTAAATGTATTCAGGCATATTACCTTTAGTTAACTGGCTTGCAATATCAATTAAATGTCTGTCTTTCTTGGCAATGGCTGCCATGACAGCCGTTAATAACGTGTAGTAACTTGGTCTTTCATCTTCCAACCAGATAGCTCTTAGCCTTTTGATTCTATAGCTCCTTAATGGTTTTATCCAATTAGAGGGAGCTAAAGCAATTTCATCTTTTGTGAGCTTGTGAGGTAAAAAATCAAATTTTTGATTCATATTATTTCTTAAACTTAGACTTATTCTGTTCATAGTAAATGGTTAGAAAAGGAAGATCTTTCCTGTGTACCTCTAACATATCCTTCATCTCCTTTACATCTTCCAAATTAGTTAGCCATTTATTAAGTTTTCCTTTTTTTCCATATTGAATTGCTTTTTCATAAAAAAATAAGGCATCCTCGAACTTTCCTTGTTTAAGATTCGCGTAACCCAGATACCGGTACAACTCGCCGCTATGCTTTTTAGCTTTAATATACAATTCTAAAGCCTTACGTAAAGCAACTTCTGATTCTTCAAATCGGCAATTCCATGAATAAACAACCCCTAGTTGTTTATAGACTAAATACTCTTCAATAAAAGGATAACCGCTTTCTAAAATAGATTTATATTCCTCTATTGCACCCTCATAGTTGTTATTTTTAATTGACTGGATTAATGCTTTATTATAACGAATAAAGCATTCTCTGGCTTTTCTAATAAAGAGTATTTGAAAAAACTTTTTCAGTAAATAAACTATTTGTTTTATAAAAGTTTTTATTGTTGAACATGTTTCTTTTATTTTTTTTACGCTCATATCAAATACTTTTATCATTTCAAATATTTTTAATCTTTATGGAATTGTTCGAGAACTTTACCAAGATAAAACCAAAACTTCTTCCAAGGGTCTTTGGGGGGCTGTTCATTATCAGCCGTTTTGTTATAATTGTCGATAATGTCTTCGACATTGAATTTGTCACCACGGGGAAAAGGTGCTGGAAATTTATTCCTATCCTTCATTAAACTAACGATATCCTGATGGAAATGGAGCGATTCTTCCATTGCACGATTACGTTCATCCATAACAGCATCTGCAACAAGGTAGGTGCTAACTCCAACCATTGTAGCCTTTAATGCTACCCTGCCCGCTATCGCTAATGCTCTGCCGCCAACCTGAAGAGAGGCTGCCCACATTCTTAAGCCAATTCCAACACTGGCAACTGTATCGGTAGTCATTCCAGTCGGATCAGTCGCATTAATTGGGTCGTTAAGGCAGTATAGATATGGATGTAGCGTCATTGGCTCATTGTAGCTGCCTTTGACAGGATCGCGAGTTGTGAAACGGAATGTTGCTGGATCATAGTAACGGGCATTCAGATAATAGCCCATAGCCCCAGGAGAAAGATAATAACCTGCCCACTGATAGGGGTTGTTAAGCATAATTTCTGAAAAGTCGCCTTTCGTACGCCATCTAATACCGAAACTGTCATAATTATAATTTACATTCACATTGCCGTTTGGGTCGAATATCTGCTTGACCGAACCAAGCCTGTCATGCATAAAGAAATGACGTCCCGTTCCGACATTTGCATGCTGAAAGAGTACCTGACCGCCTGCATGAATATAGGTACTGCACGATGTAACATTGGAATGATCCACTTTGAAAATGAGAAGGTTTTGTGGGACATCTCCTACAAAATCAACGATGTATTTATAATTTTCTGTTCCGACTGGGTCATGGAATTGACGCCAGCAGCAGATACCATCAGGCGTATATCTTGCTTTGCCGTAGGAATCTGCAATAACACTGAAACTATGATTTAACCTGCCGTCCCAGTCATACTCAAAAGGATTAAAATTCGGGTCGCCGCCAAAATAGCAGCCTTGCCTGCCGTTCAGGTCGTAATTTAGACGCCTGTATGGCTGGCCGTCTAATTGGTCGCCGGTTAATATATCTCCATTGTAATATCTCTCAAAATTGTGACTTTCTTCACCAATCGCCAGTTCATAAGTTTGAACATTTCCTATTTTATCATAAGTCATCGAATAGCTGATTTCACTGAGTACACCAGATGGCTGTGACAAATAACTATATGTCAAATTTCCCTGCATATCATATTCATAAGCGTAGCTAAGATTAATTGAAGCGGAGTTTGGCTCAGTAATCATCTCATCACAACTAAGCAATCTTCCTAAACCGTCAATTTCAGCATTAGACATTGTAAATGTGGGACCGCCGGTTGTTGTAAAACCAGTGAGCATATTATCGCGGTTATAGCTGTAATTTATTGTAACATCCGCTTCGCCGAAGAACCAGCCTATTGGGTTATAAGTCAAATTTTTTCTGTTGCCGTTTTTGTCAAATTCAAATTGAGCTATATAGTACGAATCAAAGCCTGCCATAGGTTCTTCTACCGAAAAGAGCCTACCAGCTTCGTCATAAGTATAAGCAACATCATAAATCAAAGTATCATTGGGAGCATAAACTCTGATTGACTGCTTCTGGCCATCAGCCTGATAGGCATAAGTCGTTTCATAATCGTCTTGTTCTGTCACGCTCACAATCCTGTTAAGAACATCATAGCCATAAGCAATTTGCTCCGAGCCGCCAATATTATCCGTTGCGTTGCGGTTATCTTCAATAAGTTTCTTCCTGCCGATTCCATCATAAGAATAGTGAACATTTCCGTTGTCAGGATAATTGGCATCTCTTAATCTGCCATATCCATCATAAAAATATTTGATCCATCGTTTTGTATTGTTGGCATCCCACACGGCTTTTGCAGATAATGTTCCATCAGGATTGTATTCAAGATGTTCGTAATCTCCCGATGGGTAGAGGGTAATTGCTTTATTTCCGAATTCATCAACAGCAATGTGAGTATATTTTCCCTCGGCATCAGTTATTCTGATTTGATATTCTTCGCTGTCGTATGTGAAACCTGCATCATTGTAATAGTAATTTGTGACAGCTTGGACAGTTTCATTTATGTCCTGCGTAACTTTGGTAACTCTGTTTCGGGCATCATATTCAAATTGGCTTCGAGCCAGTAAGTTACCGTCATAATCATAGCTATTGACATCTTTGATTTGACCATTCTGGTAATAATTGAATTCCTTCCTTACATCAGCTTGTGTAATTTCTGTGCCTGAACTTGCAGCAAAAAATTCAGCGATTTTGCGGTTGGCATTATCATAAGCTGTGTAAATGATATTTCCGTTGGGGTCAGTTACTCTTATGCGGTTATTAGCGGCATCATAACCATATGAAGTAGTAAGGTTAAGACTGTCGCCAGCTTCGGTTCTTGAAGTAAGTCTATCTAATATGTCATAAGCATAGTCAACACGTTTTTCGAGATAATTGTCATAACCATAAAGTTCACTGAATTTGACTTTATTGTTTCCAAAATATTCAGCAACGACTCCTTTTATTGTATATTCATCATCATAGTCATACCACAGAGTCTGGATATTCCTGCCCATATCGTCGTAAGCATATATTGTATTGTAATCTTCAGTTGAAACTGAATCATATTTATGCTCTTCCCGTTTAAGACCACGGGAATCATAAGAATATTCAACATAGCTGTCATCGTCATAAGTAGCCCTCTTTGGCTGATTATTAGTAGTGAAGTTTGTAAAGATTTCACCGCCCGCTTCTTTCTTTTCATAGGTTTTGTTGCCTTTTAAATCATAACCGTAAATTATTGTAGAAAGAGCGGTCATTCCTTCATACCGGCTTGGTATAAAGGTGGCATCATTTATTGTCATTGCACTTGCATCGGAATATTTCCTTATTCGCCATAATCTGCCAAAATCATCGTAATCGCTTAAAATTACTCCGCCGAGGCTGTTTGCGACAAGACGCACCTGTCCTAATGCATCATTATAAAATCTCTGAACAGGTTCATTGGAATCGGTTTTGCCTTTCTTTACAAGTTTTCTATAATTATTGTTGTCGTATTGATGGAATGTAATAAAACCATTGGCATCCGTTTCCCTTATAACAAGGCCATTAGAAAGATATTTATAGCTCGTTGTCGCCCATTCATTCGGGTCTTCTGCAATAAGCTGTTTCTCTTTTACAAGATATTTGCCGGATTGATTTTCTGAACCATCAGCTTCTCCATAAACGGATAACTTTTCAACCAAAGCTCCTGTCTCATTTATGTCCTGCCAATTTGTTTGCCGTGTTGGCAGAGGATAATTTGGATGATATTCAAATTCGGCAGCAACATAATTTACATCATCTACATAGACTTTCTGTTTTGTTAAATCGCCATAAGAATTGTAACTGTTATCTGTCTGCCTTTCTTTTCCATCAAAGAACTCCACTGTCGTTGTAGGTCTGTATGGATTTCCATTGTCCTCATATAAGGCATTGACATCAAGTACAGCAGAGCCGTCAACAGGGATTGTCCACTGCTTGAGCATATTGCCTTTTTCATTTTGCAGGATTGTCTTTGTTTGGAAAGGCGTATTAACTTCTGTAATCAGATATGAAATTTCCCTGTTACCAGGGTATGGATGGTAGAAAGTATAATCGTAATTTGTTGTCAGATAATTATCAGTTTCAACATAATCTTTTCTTGTGCTAATTCTATTGTAACCATCGTAATTAACTTCGATCGATTTGTTGTTTAAATCGTTACTATAAACAATTTTAATTAAATTGTAGCCGCCGCCTGATGATTCTTCATATTGATAATTTGTTTCGTGTTCTTTTAAATTACTGCCATCGTACACGCCGTTTTCATTGACGCCATAACCTGTTTTTGCAACGATAAATATTTTATTGGTATTGTCCCATTCGTAATTTACCGTTCTATAAACATTTCCGCCAACTCTGAGCCTTGCCTGAGTATAGAAGCCATCGGTAATATCAAACTCAATTGTCGAACGGCCATCGGAAATACTCGTAACTGCTGTTTTATAATAGTCCCAGCCTATGCCTAAGCCGTTTCCAAAACGGTCAGATATTGAACTGACACCAGCTTTGACACTCCAGCCTATTGAACCATAAGGTCCCCACGCAGGAACATCGAGGCTGTCATCAGAGAAGTAATATTGTGTACCATCACGTGTTACCAGATAATAACTTACTTCATAAATAATTCCCCAATCATCATAGCTGTAACGCTTGATGTAATCGCCAGAACCATCATTGGGATAAGGATAATAATATACAGGACCGCTGGAAACATGGCCGGAAGTATGCCTGAATAATCTTCTTGAACCATCAGGATTCTGAACCCAGATAGTACCTATGCCAAGCAGCTTGGCATCCCACGATGCTACTCTAAAGGGGCCTGATTGTTCTGTTTCAGCACTATATGCGGCCTCTTCCTGAAGGATTATTTGATAATTATGTGTCCATCCATATCGGAAAGGCTTGTTATAAAGTTTACGATTATTGTTAAAACTTCTTTTAAGTTCAAATGGAATTTGTCCCTGCCATTGAACAGATATATCGGGTTCTTCTTCATGATAAAATGTATTACCTTTCAGTTCGCCGAGTACAGGGAAATATCCTGGACCTTCGTACACCGTTTGGCCGCCGATTGAAATGGTTTTCCAAATCATTTCAAATCCATTTGGAGCATAACCAGTATCATCGAAAAGAACAGTACCTATAAAATATGTGCCATTAGGTATAATTGATGTGTCCCAATATCCGAGCAAGTTAGTGCTTGGAATAATCTTGTTACCTGTACATATTTTTGTCCAATTATCCCAACTCTGCGTATCAAGGTCAGTTGGACAAATATAAACATCATAGCAGCCAAAATTTTCACCCCAAGCTGTTCCATTTATGGCAACTCTGCCTTTCAATTCAAGATCATCATGGCAGGCACAAGGACTTTCAATGTTTAGAGATAAACCAGTATCTGCTTGACTGCTTATTGAAACACGATTAAGAACACCCCAATCTGCGCTCGTCGTCTCGATCTTTATGGCGGTAAGTGTATCATAATTCGTGTTGAAAGGTGCATTGTTTGCTATGTCGCTAGTGCCGCCATTCCAGTAAACCTTATATGTATTGCTGCCGAAATTCATTTGAAATGTAATATTTGTCCAGGTGTTATAATAATCGTGGGCATATTGTTCATACATATCCTCATAATTACTCCAACAATTATTATATACACTTTGATAATTAACATTTGTATTTACATAAGAGCCGTTATTAAGAACATAAATCTTCCAGTCTGTTGCATTAAACCATACCGAGGCAACTATATTATTTCCATTCAATATGTTGATTTTTTGGTCTTTTGCAGGGATAAAATTGAATCGAATGTATTCATGATTGCTGCCAGTATCTTCAAAACTTTTTACAATAGTTGAAGTGCTATCTATTATGACATATTGATAATAAAAATAATCATCCGGCTCTGGCCTGTAAAACCACCAATAATCTGTTGAGACATCTCCGCTAACGACTTGCCAGCCCATTTGACCATTAAGATTGCAGGGGTCTGGGGGTGTTGTATAACCCTGATAATCTTCAAATGAAGTTAAGTAAGGTAAAGTATCTTCATAGTATTGAGCGCAATGTATTTCGTCAAGCCAATATCCTGCGAATGTTGCGAGGTCATTTATGTCAACCGTGCTGCTACCGTCAAAATCTCCGTTTAAACCAGAGCCGCTTTGTTGCCAGTTCTCTGCCAATTTTGTAAAATCGGCAAAGTTTACGAAATCATCTTCTCCTGTCAAATCAGGACACCAATAAACTGCGGAAAAAACAGTTGAAGTTAGAATTGTTAGATAAACGATCACAAACTGAAATGCTTTTAATTTCTTCATAACGATTCCTTCCTGTATATGAATTCCTCTTTATATTACCGGCGTACTTAACATAAAGCACCGCCGCTAAACCACGTCCAAGACGGCTTGCGAAAGCCTACCAGAGCGGGAAAAGCAAACGGTGCTATTTCATTGCCCAGATTTCTTACTGCGCAAAAACAAATAGCACCGAGCCTTTCATACAACTCTGGAACTTTCCACAGCCGCAAAGCCATGACTTCGCAATTTTCTTGGAGCGTATGAAATCTCAGTGATTTCAATTATCGATATTCAATTGTCTATATTATATTAAAAAACTATATGAGCAAGATGCAAGAAAAAAATCCAGATAATTTTTCTATGGGTGACAACAATATGGCACTGGAAAAGCAAAAAGTTAAAAATGTAAGTGAAAACAATGGATTAGACATTTGAAGTTTGCCTATTTTACCAATAGAAATTTTGTATTTATTTTGTCTTTGGCAATCTCGTCAGTATCCGAATGCCAATAGATAAATACCTTGGCCTTTTTCGATGAAGAACCTATATTGACAAACGTGAAATTGAAACATGCTTTCGAGATACAGAGATTACCTGGCCATCAAATTTTATAGAATCTCACATAAGATAGCGATTGAATTAAACCCCGAACTTGCGACCTCTTGCACAAGAGTTTTACCATTTTTTTTCCGGACACCTTTCTTCTTTGCTATGAACTTTTGCCATAATATTGCACTTACATTTTATGCAATACCTCCGCGTCAAAGCTCTGTGCGGCTTGATTGGTAAATCGCTCAATTTTTCCAAAGACTCCAAATTCTTTAAAACTTCAATCTTATTTTCAGCAAGCCAGGCTAAGAATTCACTCTCTTTGAGACAGGTGATATTATCACAGCTTTCACAAATAGCAAATCTCTCTTTAGCATATTTAAAATCTATGCCTGCTCTCCTTACCGCAAGTTTCGCAAAACCTTCGGCAATATTTTTAATTTTTCTAACCTTTGGAATTATGCCAAGCTCTTGTTTTATTTTACCATTGCAGCAGCCCATATTACTAACCTCCAGCACATTCTGCTAAAATCCAATAATCATTCCAACTTGTTCCGCTTACAGGTTTATTGTCAAAAAACGAAGTGTGATCAATCTCGCACGCATAAACCTGCTGGTCATCACCGACAACCATATCGCCTACCTTGTATTCATAATCGCACAGCCACACAAGAAACTCCGGTATTTCCGCTGAAAATTCAACCTTGCCCCACCGTCCTGTAACGAATTCATCCATCTGTTCATTTACCAAAAACCTGCCTTCCTGAAAAAGCGTATCGCACTTTATCTTTGCCCAATACTCTTTCCAGTCAGGGTCAATTTCAGGGGTGTTCTTTTTATATTCAAATTCCCAATAATCCTGCCAGCTACTGCCTGTGATTGGTCTATTGTCCGCATGGGGCTGATGAGCCTTTATACATTTATAACCTTTATTATCAGTACCTACTATTCTGCTGTTACCGCCTCCTCCTGAATACAATCTGCCGGATGACCAGTTTGTAAAATTATGGTCAAATATAACTTCCCACCAATAGTCATAAAGACAACTGTCATTATCTACATCAGGAGTATGACCTTTATTATTAACATAGTTGTATCGTGATCTAACAACATTATCACCATACATTGCAACCTGGCCTGATGTATAAGTTGTATTGCTATTCCATTCCGCAGGACAACTACCCCAATATAAACCCCAGCTTCCTCCGGTAATCGGTTTATTTGACGGATCGGAAGTATGTATTCTTCTGCAATAATATTTTTTACCATCTGTCCCTGTGACAATATCAACGCCATGTCTATAGCTGTATGTCGCCCACTGCCATTTACCTGTCCAGCTTTCACCTGTTACCGGTTGTGTCGAAAATGTCGATGTATGCTGCGTATTGCAGATAACTATATCGCCATTTGTTGCCCAAACGAGTTCTCCTACATTATATTGTTTATTGTCCTGCCAATTGGAGGGAGTGTAACCGCTCCATACCTTATAATCTGACCAGGCCCTTCTGTGTTTGATACATAAGTATTGCTCGCCTGTATTAATACTTAGACCGGTATTGCCAACTATAAAAGAGGCACTATCGGTAATCGGTTGAAACTCGTCACTGAATTCATCCTGCCATATATGCTCCCATCCCGACATAAATAGCGGGCATATACAATAAGCTATAGCTGTTTTCCGGTACAAGTAAACCCAGACATATCTGCGAAAGCCGCTGCCATCATAAGTTATATATTGCATTATAAATCTGACTCTGAAAATTGTATCATTACATTCATAAGCAATAACACCACCTGCATCAGCAGTTTTATTTAAGATAAATTTTCTGTTAGGATTTACCCACGGCGGTGTATCACAATCATCTTCATAGGTATACCCGCAACTAAAACCTGCCTCGTGTATATCAGAAAATGTCAGCGTTATTCTTTGCGGGAAACCGCAGGTTGCTATAACCTTATTTTGTGATTCAAGGAACTTTACCTTACCGGAGACTTTATCAACATGTATGGATTTGCCGATTGACATCTTTTCACTAAATCTCCACCGAATCGCAGTCGCAGCTTACATAAGGAATAAATGTTGTCAGACACCGCCATTTGCCATCGATATTTGTGACGTATATAATATCGCCTGTCTGAAGTTTAGGCATAGCCGAATCCAAACGCCATCCTCCCCCAAAAATGCTACAATACACCCTTATTGCTGATTCACTGCCCGATGTCTGCTCTACATCATTTTTGTAAAGATTTGCCGCAATAACAGCATAGTCCGGCGCATTTTCAATGCATCTTGCCCGCCTGACAGGATTTTCAGAGTAATTGAGTTTTATAACTGCCGAATAATTATGACTTCCATCATGGCCGCTGAAAAAATCAAGGAACATCACAGTAACAGGTCCCGGCGATATGGCAGTTTTCAGTCTTGTTACATCATCGGGGTATATATCTGCAAAACCATTATATCTATCATCATAAGGATTGGGTAAATAGATTTTTACAGGCACTAAACCCGATATATATGCACGGCCTATTTTATTATTATTTATAGGTTCAGCAGTGACAACGAATCTGCTTAAACTGTGATTAGGCCATAAAGGCTTTGTACCAATAAGAATTATTTGATTTAAAAAGTTTGGATTGCTTGCAGAAATTACACTGCCTGATATCCCAAGGATATTGAACCTGCCAACATCAATACCGCTTGTATTTTTGATATAAACCATATTTGCAGGAAGTGTATTACCTGAACCTGTTGTTAGTTTATTTTTTCTATTTTGATAATCTGCAGCAGCATCAACCATCGCGTTGTATGTGCGGGCAGGTATTTTTAACTTTTCACCGTCGCGGACTTTTTTAAATGTATCAGCCATATCAGTTACCCAGTCCTAAAGCTGTAAAAGTGCCCGATTCATATACCTGATGCACATATACCGATTTTGGAACCTGAATCAGGCAATTCTGGTCAGTGCTTTTTTCATAACGTACCCATAGATACTCCCAGCCTTTTTTCTCGATGCCAGATATGCTGCCTATCGTTATATTGGATTTATTCGGGCTTGCAGCGAATTTATAAGTTAATTCAACATCACCAGTTCTGCTATGCCTTGAGCCTGATGCACCCATAAATAAGACTTCACCTCCTGCAAAGCCATGCCACGGGGCATTATTAACTTTGCTGACAAGAGTAAATATTGCAGATTTAAAACCATCATTTATCAAATTCGAGCTTACCTGCCTTGTCTCGCTGAAATTATATACAGGGACAATAATATCTATGCCATTGACACTGTTATCATCAACATTTATTGCACCTTTGAAATCAGGTGGCTGATTACCATATGCTCTAACTGTCAGAGGTGAGATAGTTTGAGTAATCTTTTGCGTCCCACCGCCGGTATCAAAGTTGTACTCAATATCATTGGTGTTTTTACTGCCGTAGCCGTAAGTTACAGTGCCTATCCAGATTTTATCGGCGATTTGTTCGACGCTTCTGCCTGAACGCGGAACTTCGTTCCATGTATCAGGACAAGCTGACAAAAGTTCCTCCAACGCAGCAATATCATCATCAGTTCCCTGGATAATATATTCAACAGTGCTGCCTTTACTGCTGCCTGTTGCAGTCTTCCTGCTCGACCATCTCTCAGCTACTGTAATTTCATCTGCCATTGTCAGTCCCCAAACTCTGCGCCGCCGCCGGATGTATTATCAGCTATATCTTCTGTTGCCTCTGCTGTGCGCATGGTTGCATCCGCAATTTTCTGCATCACGCCGCCTGCTCCAAGCTGCGATAAGCCAAATGCACTGAAGGTTCCAGTTGTCGAGACCTTATCTAATGCTGATGATCCAAGCTGCCATTTGTTAGATGGCAATTTAGCCATCTGTTTTGGCTGCACAGGCTCATTGGCCCTGGCAATAGAATCATCGAACTCTCTTTTTGTTTTGGCAAGCTCATCGACTATCTGTTTACTTTTGGCCTCAGCCTCATCATTTTGCTTTTGCATATCTTCGTCAAGCAATTGCCGGGATGCGAGAAGCTGAGCATTAAGCTGTTTTTCAACTTCACTGCGTTTTTCAGTTCTATCCTTTTCAATTTCCTGCATATCCTTATTGGTCTGCTCTTGCCGCTCTTTTCTATCGCTTTCAAACTGGTCATCGATAGATTGCTTGGCAAAATCAGCATCAAAAGTTGGATCAATAAGTTTCTTCCACCATATCCATATTCTAAGCATTTTTTTGGCAAGCCAATCGACTATACTGCCATAATACTGTTTGAAACCTGCCCATGCAGTTTTCAGCAGGGCAACGGTGTCAATCCTGCTGCTCTGTATTCCATAAACAGCAATGTTAAAACTATCAACTATTCCGTGAATTGCCGAATACCAGTATTCCAGGACTTTGAGTTTCACTGAATACCAGATTTCAAGAAGCCACTGTTTTGCTTTTAGCCATTCAAGCTTTACAAGAAGCCAGGCAATTCGAGCCGCCAATCCTAAATCTCCTTTGGCAAGAGCCTTTGATATTCCATCAAATGCGAGTATTACATCTTCCTTTAATGAATTGAAACATCTGCCAAGCCATTGCATAAGCCCGCCGCCATATCCTGTGAAATATAAAAATGCAGCCGTTGCAGCAGTTACTGCGGTAATTACCATCCCAAGCGGTGATAAAATCCATAGCAGGGCAGTTTTTATAAGTGCAAAGCAGCTGCTTATTGTACCGAAAATACTACCTGCAAACTTTAGAGCGTTTCCAAAGACGACAAAAGCGCCTCCGGCGGATACAAGAGCTGCGCCAAGCCACAGGGTCATATGAATTACACTACGGTTTTCTTTAATCCAGTTTGATGTTTTTGCTATAACTAACGCAATTTTATTAGATAAATCTGTTATAATTGGAGCGATAGCTGCGCCAAGGTTAGCATATGACATCTTAATTGTTCGCCACATACGATTTAATGCATCATTAAGTTCTTCCGCTGATGCGGCATCTTCGCTCGATAAGACAAGACCAAGCTCTTTAGCTTCTTTCATTAATTCATCCATCCCGGCCGCTCCGCGTTCAAATAGAGGCAGTAGGGCAGTTCCACTTCTGCCGAATATTCGCATCGCAATTGCTGCTCGCTTTGATGGATCTTCTATTTGACTGAGGCTATCGGCCAAAAGACGGAACTGCTCTTCGGGGTTTAAACCTTCGAAAGATTTTGCACTTAATCCAAGCTGGCCGTAAATATCAGTTGCCGTTTTTAATCCCATATTCGCATCGAGAATACTCTGCTGCATCCTGCGGATTCCTTTTTCGACTGTTTCCAGGCTGCTTCCTTCCTGCTCTGCTGCAAATCCAAGTGCGCTAAGAGATTCAACAGCAATACCAGTCCTTCTCGACATCTTTGCAATATTATCTCCGTACGTAGAAAAATACTTTGCTGCACCAACCAGCGGGGCGATAGCAGCACTGCCGACAGCGATCATTTTTCTGCCAAATGACGAGATTGTATTACCCCAGGCTCTTAAACTTACCTGGGCCGCGCGCAGGCCCCGCATCAATGGACTTTTATCTGCGAAGATTTGAACGTAAGCTGCTCCAGCTTTTATTGCGCCTGAATTTGCCATTATTTTCTTCCTTCGAAAGCTTCTTTAAATAATGCCTTAGATTGGCTGTCTTTTACTTCGATGACATTTTGCCTGGCGGCCTGCTTTTGCATATATGGATTAAAATCAGCCGGGCTAAATGACTTTGTTCTTTTTGGGTCACGATTGATATTGCACAGCAAGGCCATCAATGCCGAAATTCTATTCCATTCGGTTTTGTCTCGAAACTCAATTGCCTCGCTCATCCACCAAAGTTCACGTAGTGAAAATGGACCCGGATCAATACCCAAAAGACCTGCTAAGGTATAGATTGTCCGCCAGACATTATTTTCACCAGCTCCTTGTCGAGATCGACTTGACTTAGATTGTTTGTCACTGCCTCTATTGCCATATTGATCATTTTCTGCTGGGTCAGAGCTGCTTTGGCCCGATCGGTTCTGCCCCGTTTCTGGAAAAAATCAATAAGTTCCTCATAAAAAGCTGTTTGCGCAGCAAGTATTACATCACCACCCAGGGCCTGGCCAAACTGCGAATCAGTAACTCCCAGTGCATCGGCCTGCGGTTTTACCAGGCAAAAAATAATGTCGCAGAGAAGTATTTCATCGCTGGCTATGCGGGTAAGCAGGGGCGGATTGCCCGATTCAGGTTCCAGGAGATTTACATTTAGTAAATCCCGAACCCTTTTTACACTATCAATTGTAAGTGAAATCGTCCAGACCCGCGTTGCGTTATCTGTAAATGTTTTCATATTTATGCTCCTGCAATATCGACCCATGCGATATATTTACTCATTTTGACGGTTACATCGACGCTGATCGACTCTTCAAGTGCTTCTGAGCGATCGAATTTAGTTATAGCAAAATTGCCATGCGGCCCGCTGGCTCCCGCCGCATCTTTTGCATCAGTCAGACATGCCAGGCATATCGTTGCTGATGTTAAAAACGCAGTCTTTATCGCGGCAAAAACAGTATCCGATGGTTTCCACTGCATCTTAAAATTAAGTTCGCATTCGCGAAGTGTAGGTGCAGTTGCCCGCCATCCTGAATTTGACCTGGTGGTCACATCTGCCTCACCAGCTGAAAGAGAAACCGTCAAATCCTTTACATTGCCAACTTCCGTAAGCTCTGCCAGGGCTGCATCGTTTGCTCCCTGGTAAAGCTTTGCATTCATTCCTAAAATAAAATCTACTGACATTTTAAAACTCCTTAAGTTTGTTATTTATGAACACTATTTTTCCATAAAGCTGCCATTCGGGGCTGACTTACCTTTAATGCCGGTCCCATATATGGCCGTGCAGCGATATGAACATTCTTACCTTTTATTTTTGCAGTGCCGCTGTATTCAAGTATATGCGGTACATTTTTACCCTTGGCATTTAATGCTACAGGTCCAACTACAACTGACCTTGTCTGCTGATCGAACGAATAATAGATATAATTTCGCAATAAACCGGTATGACTAAATGGCGGCTTGCCGGGTTTACTTACTGCGGTATGGGAAGGTGCTTTCTTAATAGACCTTCGAGCGGTGAGCCTTATCATTCCGCCAATTCGGTTTAGGACTTTCCGCGTTGCTGAATCTACCGCTTTAGCTACAATCGAACTATCGAAGAACAAAGTTTTTACTTTGCAAATTGACTGACCAAAATTTGATACCGATTTTGCCATTTAACTGAAATATCCAAAAAATACATCCGCGCGTGTCACATTGGTAAGTGAAATTACTTCCGCCGCAATCCATGCGATATCCAGACCATCAAAACTTATGGTACACAACAAATTATTTCCGCTATTTACAGCCTTAATATCTGTAGGCCAATATGGAGTAATCGCGGCTGAATCGGCGTACCGCGTCAAAGTAGTTGCTTGTTGGATTTGCGGATCTTTATTACACGCCATTGTGCCCAATGTAAATGTGATATCCGCGATAAGCTGCGCCGGGCCGCTATCTACATTCCTTCCGCCCCAGAGACGAACTCCTACGGTGCCGTTTTCATCGCCAATTGCTGCAAGGATAAGTTCCAAACCCCTGATAACATTTGCGTTTATGCCCTGAGCATATACAGGTTTACTATCGAAAGTATTTGCAGCCAGGGCCGGATTATCAACCGCCTCAACTGTACGCAATAATTGCCAACCTGAATTATTTCTAATGTTATTCATATTACACCAATCTATTTAATCTTCTAAATGGACTTGCTGCAGCAAGTGTACCTACCAGACCAGCATGATTAACTCCCTTAAGCACCTCAGTCGGGGCAAGTCTGAAACCGAAAACACTATTACCAATCCCAACAAAATTACTGCTATTACATCCATCTGTATTTAAAACCGCACCATGAGCAAATGGCGCTGCTGTCGTAATGAAATTTGTATTTTGACAGTAGCAAGCCGCGCCAGTATTTAAATTTATGCCGTATGCCGTTGCCATTGTTCCACCTGATATTGTGCCATTTCGGATAGTACAAGGCCCGGTTGCAGCTATCCACACCCCGGCAGACATCTGCCCACCTGTGATATTGCCATATATCGTGGTAGCACCAGTGGCATAGACATAAACACCAGTACAGCTTGAGCCACTGCCGCCAATAATATTACCTGTAATAATGGCAGTTCCAATTGGATTGTTTATATAAACACTGTGGCTGCTGAAAGATGGCATACTGGTTGTACCAATAATATTACCATTTATGACAACAGATGCCCTGATACCTTGATGTACTGCATAGACACTGCTGCCGCTTGTTGCACCATAGATTGTACCGTTTATTGTAACAGTAAACGGTATTTCTGAACTTGAAAGTATCAGGCAAGTTGCAGAGCCTGTTTTTATATCACAGTTTAACGTATGATCTTCCTGCACAAAGAAATTGCCATTTACTATTCCTGTACCTTCAAAACCATTTGAAATCCTTGCACATGTTACATCTCTATCTATAATTAGAGATGTCTTGCCATTTGCACAAATTATATCATTGATACCAAGTCCACCTGCATCAATGTCCAGAAACTCTCCGGTTCCGGATGGAATAGAATTCCATCTATCAGTTTCAGATAAATGTGCTCCTATAGCTTGTGCATACCAGGTAGTCATTTGTTTAAAGTACCCTTCGAACGGAATTAATCTGGCCTATTACGCTTAGAAAGCCATTAAATAACTCATCGGCAGAAGGCTGCAAATCAGAAATATCACTTTCGAGATTCAAAACATTAGGAATGAAGATTGTTTTTGCAGTGCCACCTGTTTCAGTCCAAATATTATTTTCGCATTTTGCAGGCATGAGAGTGATTATGGCCGACGCTGTTAATTGACCATTACTGATATTTGTCTGCAAGATTATCTGAGGTACATAAATAGCGTTTGGCTGCTGAATTTCCTGGGGTTTTGTAATTGGTAGTGGCATTAGATTATTCCTTATTCAATAACTTTAAAATTTAATGTTACAACGCTCGTAAAAACAGATGGCGGCTGAATATGCTCAACCGAATACAACGGATCAATCGATTGTTTAAAGCACACTGTGCCAAGATTCTGAAAAACTTTGCCGCGAAAACTTTTAGCGATATCTGTAGCCAGATCCATCAAAGAATTAACTTCCAGATCATCAGGCGATTTTACGGCTTTTTGAATCGCAATATCTACCTGGTACTGATATTCATTGCTGCTTCGACTTGCAGATTCAATATTTATGCTCTTAGGAACAACTGTAACATGCAGAGTTGCCAGATCTTTTAGTTCGAAAAAAGGAAAGAGTGTCCTTACAGCAATAAAGCTCAAATTATAGTTTTCAGAGTTAAGAGACACTGCTACCTGGTCGGCAAGATCGATTACGTTCATTTGTCATCCTCCTGTCTTTGCAGAGCAGCTATTCCATCCGGATTATCAATCTTAAATGCATTTGCATCGATCAGACATGGCCGTTCCCGGCAAACCGCGCAAAATGTCTGCAAGGCAGTAATCAATCGTTCCTCTTGTAAACTTTTTTCCTTGATAAGTTTTTGAAGCGAGGCAACAAGGCAGTAATTGCTGTACATAAGGTACGCAACCAATGCAAAACAAAGGCCCAGCTCACCATATTTCATGAACTGATCAGCAATAGTAACAACTTCATTTGCCTGATTCGCCCCGGATGCAAGCATATAAAATGGAACCGCCGATAAAACTATCTTAGTTGTCAGAGACATTTATATTTCCTTTGTGTGAAGCCGGATCATTTTTCTGTAAGGATCGCTGTAACACCAGCAGCCATCGCCAATAAATTGTGCTTCGTATATTGCCGAATCCGTTTGGATTTGATCACCTGCCTTTGGCAGCGTTAATAATCCATCAATAATTAAATCTGATGGGGAAAATAAAAAATCCGTTATCTCGCCGCCAATCTTTAAGCCCGAATCATCTTCTATCTGGTAATTTGTTTTTCCAAACGTAGCGCAGATAGTAACTGTATCTGCGCCCCGTTTGTAAATTACCGTCTGGGAAGCATAAGCTTTGAGCTTATCAGCTAAAAATTCAATTCCGCGTTTCAAAAGATTAGTCATTATGCTTCCTGTGCCCATGTTCCGCGAATTGCTTTAATGCGATAACCATCAGTACCGTCAGCGGCAAATGTAATAAAGTCACCTTTCTTTGCAGTTAGCTTGGTATTAGAGAGCTTCTTACCATCACCGCCTGCTGCAATACCCAAACCGCCGAGATTTTTGTCTACCGCCTGAAAATCCACTTCGACAAGCGCTGCTCCATCGGCTGCTGTATTCATAACAGTAAATTCCAAACCGACAGCCGTTGCAGGCAGAGTAATAACTACAGTATCAACTGTGCAATCGTAACAGACGCCCGATTCGGTTACTGCCGCATTCGCATTTGCTGCCTTGGTGATTCGAGCAGCCCCTGCAAATGTCGGAATACGAGGATCGAACTTATTGATTTTAATATAGCTGCATGTATCAGCTGCCGCCGCATCAACAACGCATGAGCCAAGCAGAATATCGCCAACTGCCTGGGCATCGCCGCCAATTTGTGTTGCAGCGCCGCTTCCTGCAACGCCATCCTGAGGATTGCCATCTGCATCGAACCAGACAGGAAGACCTTCAGCAAACGTTTCATTCTTTTTAGGAACTGCAAAGATACCTTCAATGCACAATGCGCCTAAAACGCCTGCTGCAATATCTGATTTTGAAATTCCAACCATGCCGCCAAGCACTACAAGCTCGCCGCCTGAAATCGCAGCTGCCGGGGTATAATCGATGGATTTACCATCCTGAGAAAAATTAACTGAATATGCCATTGTTATGTCTCCGAGAAAATTTATGTACTTTTAAAAACGTTGAGTATTACGCTTCACCCTTGAGTTTTACACTGGCTCTTGGGTCCTGGACTGCTACACCGAAATCGATATAGCCTCTAAACTGCATGCCCAGCGTATTGAAATCCGCATCAGCTGATTCAATGGTTGGATTTTCAACACCATTGAGGAATGCAATTTCATAGGATGCGAGTCTGGCAGGATCAGCGAACATATACCATGCCTTGGTACTATTACCTGCAATTGTAGTATTACCGAGCCACGAACTTGGAATCACCTCATATTGACCAACATGAGGATTATCCTCCGGAACAGGTGATCCTGCGGTTGCAGCCTCATTTAATTTAATGCTCGTCATCAGAAGCTGCGCTGTTACTTTGAGGGCATTTGGAACAACCAGGTACTTTGGTCTAAGGCCAAGCGGTTTACCGTTTGGTTTCTGCTGGTTGAGGAATAATAGTTCCGCCGCTGTTAAAGCCGCAACTGACAGTGCCGTTGCCGCTCCGGTAGCGTAATTTGCCTTGTACCCGGTTGGATTTGTTGAATAAAGCGTACCAGCCATAATCAATGCCCATACCGCATCGCTTATCGCATCAGCTGCGCCGATACCAAGCATCCTCGGAATATCAGCAAACGCGCTCATATCATCATTTATAATCGTCTGGCGATTCAATGAGAACATAATGCCGCTTGTTTCAGCTTTTTGTGTATAAACCTGCTCACCAAGTTTACCATGTTTCAACTCACCATCAGCGCCGACTTTCACAAACTGCATATTGTCTGTGAGCCTGTATCTCGAATGCGTTTTAAAATCGTTTACACTGGAAACTTTGACAATCGGCCGCCAGGAATTTTCCTGATGAAGATATGCATCGAGCAATATCTTATTTGCCACATTGCTGAGAATGTTTGGCAAACTTACCGTCGAAAATGCAGCACGAATAAAGCCGTTTTTATCAGCTATCATTGAAGGCAGTTCGATTCCTTCTGCCTTTGCAGCCAATCTGAACAAATCCTGAATACCGATTCTGCGGTATTTTTCGGCCTGATTTGTTGCCTGCTCGCCATAAACTTTAAGCACAGTCTGCTCCGGTACACTTGCTGACAGACATGCCGCCGCTTCGATCATTTTTGCATCGAGGCGCATTTCACTGCCAACTGCCGGGGCTTTGGCGAGGTTTGCTTCGAGCACTCTAAGTTTTGTCTTATCGACATCCCAGCCTTCGGCAACTGCCTTAGCTTCAATTTCGCTGTTACCTGCGGCAGCTTTGCGAACCTCTGCAATACGCGTCAGTTCGATCGATGCCTTAGCCCTGATTTCGGCTGTAATATCGGGAACTGTATTTGCTGCATTAACTTCTTTTGTTTCATCTTTTACTTCATTAGCCATGGTAAAAAGCTCCTTAAAACTCTGTTTATTGGCCGCTATCTGGGCCGATGTTTGGTCATCTGCGCCAAGCATTACAAAACTTATTTCACCAAGCGTTGCCTTACGGACAATAGTCGCAGGACCAGTTACCTGTCGGCCATTTACTTTGGCTGTCTGGTCTTCTGCGAGCCGCTCTGATTTCTCTGCACGGGCTCCGATACTCGCCTGCCATTTGAATCCTTTATCTGCAAGCGATAATATTTGTTTGACGCGGTCTGATTCGCCAAGGATATCACCTGAGGCAATCAGCTGACCTGCTTCAACTTTTATCAAATCAGTCTGTCCCACCAAGGAATCCAAATCCTGCTCATGACCAAAAAATATAGGTTTGGATTGTGAATTAACTTTCAGGCCGAAAAGATCAACGACCACAGGATCGTACCAACCCATTACACGCATCTGACCGCCGGTATATGCAACCATATTGAATGTTCGGTTCTTTGATTCAGCATTTGCTGCCTGGATATTGAGCAGCATTTCTTCGCAAATTAAATTCAGATCAATATTTGTTTCATTATTTCTGGTCATCTTCATCCTCCATTACCGCTGTTGAAGTATTTTTATCTGGCAACGCCTCTTCCAGCATAAGACCTTTTGATTTACAGTAAGCAACTTCTATTGCCCGCTGGTCAAGTTCCTGACGCCAGTCTTTACCTTGTTTGGCATACTCTTCTGCCAATGTGGTAGTATTACTTTTCAGGCGAGTTTCCTGGGCATTAGCTTCTTTGGCGGGATCGACATGTTCTCTGCCATCCCAGAACCATTTGTGCGGGTAAGATTGAATTGCGCGAATTGAAAGCGGCATAGGTGATCCGACAAGGATTGCCATATCAAGCCACTGCATCAAAATCCGGTCGAGTATCGTCAGTTCAATATCGCTTCTATCAACATCAATGGTTTTACCGTACATCTGATAATCGAGCCTGCCGCTGGCGTAGTTATATTGTGAACTATTGCCGATGGCCACACCCAGGGGGATATTCATGCAGCGAGCGATCTCGTTAAGCAGTGCCCGCACGAATTCCGCATAAGTTGTTATTGGCTGATTTGCCTCGATTTGGCCAAGCTTCCAGCCGTGTGGGAGCGTTGTCGCCATATTTTTGTCAAGGTTAACGGTATCAAGCGGGGTTACATTATCGGCTTCACCATTTGCAGGTGAATCGGTATAAAGAACCGCTGCGAAATCAGCAGCAGTTTCCGCTGCGGAAATTACTGCCAGCGTATATCTTCGAAGCTGAGCAAATAACGGTAGGGCGGGTGTAATTTCCGGAATGCCCCGATTTTGCCCGGCTCTATCAACTCGGTAAAGATGCATTACATTTTCAGCGGCAACAATATCGTATCCTGGATTAAGAAATTGACCGGCTGAACATGGATGCTGCTTCAAGATATAATACAAACTTCGATTTCCGTACTGGTCAAACTCGATACCATCGGCCTGATTGGACGATAGGCTAGAGATTTTCTGCCATGGTGTTGTAATCTGCTCGGCCTCTACAATTTTTAGATCAAGTTTTATAGGTGACCTAAGCTTTGGATTGTGAGTTTTTATACAAAATGTTTCACCATCTACCGCACGCGCCATGCGAGCGGTTCGAAGCTTCGATGCCAGACAAATTTCATCAGCCCATTCGGAAAACATTCGCTCAATTGTTTTATTTGCCTCGTCATCGGCTGTTAGCATCTGCAATCTGGCCCCGGTTCCAATACAATCATTGGCCAGTGTCAAAACCATGCCTTTTGCATAGCTATTATTTGCAACTTCATATCGAGAGCGATTGCGAAGTGTGGCGCGAACCTGCGGACTTGCAGCAAGATCAGGACTAAACGAATCTGCCATTGCCCAGTGCCGGGCGTTATCAGGCGAGTTTTGGGCAGCATCATAGCGTCCGCGCACATTTATCCGCTGCGGATTTGTCGCTGAGGTATTTATCTGCACTTTTTTCTTACCAAAACCGAACATTACACGCTTCCTGAAGCATTAAATTTAGTAAATTTAATTCCCAAGCCTTTTGACTTTGTTGCCTGCTGCGATTTTAAATATCTATCCGCTGCAATCTGCTCAGCCAGAGAATGCTGTTCGACTGAACAGCCGTCGCTGGTTACCTTGGCAGGAGCCGCTGCATTAGTTTCAATATTAGAATTTAAATCTGACATTTTTTTCTCCGTACCAAAAGAAAAAGCCGCAGAGGGGTAGAGCCCTCTACGGCTTTATAACTTTTGGAATTTTTGCCTGCTCGATTGCAAGTCGCCAGGCGTATTAAATTGTCAAATCTAATTTACACTTCTTATTTTGTAAGTCAATGTGTTTGGGGATGTTTTTAGAATAAATGAAAAATAGTTTCTATTAGTAGAAACTATGTTCAATTTTGATGCATATCGTTGATAGATTATTGGCTTTAATTATATCGTTACTGACAGGATGTCAGCATAAACGCGTTTCAGGAGTTGGTTTGCAATCAAGTTTTTTCTCTTTTTTCGCGAAGAATTTGTTTAGATGTTTTTCAACTTTTTCCAATTCATGGTCGAAATTGAATGCTTCTTCACCTTTTCCTATGAGGTATGATTCTTTAGATTCCATTAAGATATTTTCCAATCATCGATTTTAGACTACACGTCTAAATTTTACCTTAAAAAGTATAATTCTTCCTTTATTATTGTCAATAAGGGAATTCCCTTATTCCTTGAGGTCGTGCCGCACATGAATATTAAAATAAATCCTGATCATAACTGAATTAATCCGGTTTTACCCTTTAAGAAGCTAAACCCCCGGCAGAATGTCGGGGGGCTATTAGACGAGAGACGGAATATTATCAACTGCTGTTGCACGCTATTAGCGATGATGACCACGACCACGACGACCATAACCATGACCACGATCATAACCATAACCACGACCATAACTCCGGCCAACGCTTGGGCTATAAGAATACCTCGGATAACGGTAAGATGGATAATAAATAACTGGCGGAGGAGCATAATAGCCGCAGCCTGGTGAAGGTGCTACATAAATTGGTGCCGGAACTACATAAACAGGAGCACCGATATTGATTCTAAAACTAATACGGCTGCGGGCGAAGGTACTATTGGCAAGACTTAAAGAGATAAAAGCGACTAAACAAATTGTAAATTTCTTCAACATTGCTGACTCCTTATAAAAATTTATTATTAACTTGTTCTGATATATTTGTGTATACATTTTCTCACTGGTAACATCATTAATTAACTTACATTTACTACTTATTTATTAGAAACAGCTCTTTCTACTGTGGTAAGCCGTATCCCACAATTTCTGCACAGGCGATATCGTATAATTTGTTTATTGGCGATACGAGTTCCCTGAACGCGAAAATGCCGACAACCGCAGTTACTACATTCAAGTCCAGTCTCACTTTGTTTATTGTTTTCAGACATTGGCAGCATTCATCCTTTTTTGTTTTTGCAGTTCTGACAATGTAATTCTTTCGCGTTTCGCTCGCGCAACAACCTGTCCTGTAATATTACATCCGCACATCGAAGCCGCGACCGCCGAGCCCACCATACAATCGAGCCAGTGGTTATCTATCCCACCTATTCTTGGTGACCATTGGTAAACGACACGTCCATGTCCTTCGGTTCGTACCCAAATTTCAGAGCCTGCTACATGCTCAGCAAATAATGAATGCTGATGACCGCCTTTACCAAAAATAGTTAATGAGCCATGATCTCCCGCTGCTACAAAGAATCTTTCATGCACAAACGTCTTCCAATAATTTGTATCGATTGCTACATGCGTGAATTCCCCGGTTTTATTTATGTTGGGGATATACCAATGATGGCCATGCCGCTCGCCGGGCTTGCGCTTGTATGTTGACATTGGTTTATTGGCAGCTCTGATACCAACACCTTTAGATGCCATTAAGCAGGAGCCAAGTTTATGACGTATATTTTCAATAATGCCGGGCATATAGCCGCTGTCAATCAAACAGCGATCGATTTTCATGACCCCGGTTCCGCGGTTCCAATCTCGACTTAAATAATCACTGCATAATTTTTCCAATCCAGCCTGAATAGCACCTTCTTTTTCCATGCCGCGGTAAATATCTGAAAGTGTTACCTGAGCTTTTCGCAGAGTAAACGACAACCGCTTCTGGTCTGGATATGTTCCGTAATCAACAACATAGCCTGTAAAATCCTCGGCCCACGCGCAAACAGTGTAGAACAATAACTTATCATGCACATCGATAAACATCGTAAGATACTGGCATGAAAGCGGAACCTCACCTCTTTTTCGGCCATTGGTTTTCTCCATAACCTGCTCGACAGTCAGAATCTGTTCATCAGATTGTTCTGCAATCGGATCGTTCTGATATTCAGCATAGAATGCAACTTCATTGCGGAGCATTAAATTCATGGCATGCTGGATTGCAGAGACTTCATCTTCGTTATGACGCTGGGGCCAGGCAACTTTACTACCCAGATCCATAGCAGGGCGGTTTTGAATATAAAACTCTGTTGCCTCCTTGCCGCCGTTGCCTGCTCGCAAACTATTTGCCCGAAGTTCCTCATATTGATCCCAGAGTTTTGTATCTGTTGGAAATGCATAAACCATTTTAGTACATTGGCCCTGCCATTCGGGGTTCTTTTGAGAATCAAGAATCTGATCTGCTAAATCATTGCAATAAATTTTGGTGCAGGTAAGAAGCCCGGATATCTTCTTACCAGGTCCAGCCATGCCGAGCACATCACCATTCAATGTACTTAGCCGCTGATTAGTCTGATCAACTGATTTGGCGGATTCCCTTGTTTGGGGATCATCAATGAGGACCAGATCAGGACGAATGATCCTGCCATCCATTGTCGTGTGGATCTGGCCGCGAATATTGCTATCCAGACTATCGACGGTAATAACTGAACCGCAGGCACAGCTTGCTGCAATAGTGGGAATCACAATCTTGTGTGTCCCCCAGACCGGATACGTAAGCTGGCCGTTATATCGCTGCCCGCGCTGTCTATGTGCGCTATTTTCCAGGCATTGGATCGGATAAATGATTTCAGGGAAGTCCGCCAATAATAAATTATTACCAAGCATTGCCGCCTGGACACTTTGAAAAAGATTTAATGATTGCCGGGTGGCAGAACCAATCAAACAGACATATTTGCGTGCGCCAATCAGAATAGCCCAGATTGCAGCCGATCTTGTCAGAGCAGATTTGCCGCTTCCGCGCGGCATCGCGAAAGCGAACAATCCTCCCTGAAGAACGGATTGTTCTATTTTTGAAATAACCGTAAGGTGATCATCAGACCATGGCAAATAAAACACATCGGTGAAATACGTCTCACAGAAGAATCTAAAATCTTTGCAGGCTCGCTCTCTTCGCTCTTGATTTTCAATTGCAGGAATCTCGCCGATATCCTGAGCTTCTTTGCGGGCTGCATTTTTAGAAATCAAATCTTTTAATCTGGAATTCTCGACAGATTGCTTTTGCTGTTTGGGGTTTTCATATTCATGTGCCATCCATGATACATACCGCACTAAATTAATATGCTTGCCATCACCAATGCGATATGCCGCCGAGTTCATTTGCCAACGAAGCTGGTTTTGAGACAGGACATTGCCAAGCGGTGTTGCATTCATCAAACGAAGCAGTTGTATTTGCGTTAAACTATTTACATCAATTGCCATTATTTATCCTGCTGCAAAGCCATGCGCCGTAATTTACTAAGTTAATTGTTCCATCCGCCGCAACCGGCGCACCTTGTGCGATATGTTTCTGGACAATCTCAACTTGCAATCCAAGCATTTTTGCCAGCGTTTCGGGCGTTAATGCGGCTGGATTTATCGAAGTTTTCGCTTGTTTTGTGTCATTTTGTGTTGTCATGATAAATTAATGTAACTCCTTTGTTTAAATGGGTTTAATTACTTGCTTTAACATATTTATTTAGATAACACATGCATGTTCTTAAAGACAATTTTTTTGAAAGGAAAAACATGGAAAACACGGAATATAAAGCAGCCAAAGCCGATATCGCAAACCTCCTGGCATGGTTCGAATGCGAATTAGAAAAGCAGTCGAATATCGGCTCGCCAATCGATGCCAGGCGCGAATTGATCAGGGCTTTGGCCTTATTCAGCGGCATATCAGAAAAACAAATCCAGGAATCACTCGAAGATCTAACTCGCACCCAAAACGACCCACACATAAACGAAACCAAAAACGAAAGGACAAGCAAATGAAGATCGAAATCACAAAAGGCAAATACAAAGGAGTTCGCGGCCGAGTTGTTGGAGTTTATACCGATGGACGCTACGACATCAACATCATCAAACCCAAAACCGCCCAACCAAAACAACAACCCACACAAATGGTCATCAAAATAAATAATTGTAGGGAGATCTAAAGAATGAAAGTTAAAACAATCACACTCGAAGGCGAAACAGGATTCACAGCAAAGATCACTCGCAATAATCCAACAGAAGGACTTGAGTGCATTCTTTGCGAGCTTAAAGATAAAAATGGTCACCGGGTTTCGGTTCACCATGTTTCTAAAAATGATCGTGAGGATCAATTTTCCATGGCTCAGTGTATCCAATACCATCTTGATGGCTGCCGGGGAACCAATTCGATGATCCATAGTTATTTTCGCTACATAATATTTTTCGCAGATTAAGGAGATTTCAACATGAACGAGAAAATGTTTGAAGAATTTGTGCAGGAGCTTCTGGCAGATCAGGACAAGATCAGATCGACCCTGACATTTGGTGAAGCTGGAATGCTCACAAGCAACAGCGGACTTGTTGTCCGAACCAGCGATGGAAGCGAGTTTCAAATCACAATAGTTCAAAGTAGATAGTAGACAATTTTTTTTGAAAGGAAGATTATCATGCAGAAAGAAGAAATTAAAGTAAGCGAACTTTACAATATGAAAGTTGGCAAAAATACCATGGCGGTCCGTATCATGAGCTACAACCAGGATGGCCATTGGGTTGGCCGCAATATCAAAACAAATAATGATGTTCTTATCAAATCTGCCAAGCAACTTGTCAGTGTTTACCACCGGATACGACCTAAAGCTGCGATGGCTGAAAAGAAAGTTGGCCCAGCCAAAGCAACCAGCAAAAAAGAGGGCAGCAAATTGCAGATTAGCGGTTTGAGCGGGGCGGTGCAGATCCTTCAGGAAGCGGGCCAGCCGCTCAATTGCCGGGAGATGGTAAAGCGAATGCTGGATAAAGGTCTCTGGAAAACCGATGGCAAAACGCCTTCGGCCACTCTTCATTCTGCAATCAGTACTGAGATTAAGAAAAAAGGAGCCGAATCCAGGTTCCGCAAAACCGGGCGTGGTAAGTTTGAATTTGCCAAGTAGCGATAGCATTATTTTTTCTCCGAGACAGCCCCGGCCTCAGCGGTTGGGGTTTTGTCGTTAGATAGTTTTGCTTTTTTTCCTGTGAACTGCTCCCATCTATTTTTTATAACATCACAGTAAATTGGATCAATTTCAAGGCCATAGCATTTGCGTCCGGTTTGCTCGCAAGCAATCAGCGTACTGCCGCTGCCAAGGAATCCATCAAAAACAATCGTCCCCGGCACGGAACTATTTGTTATGCCTTTGATGCATAATTCAACTGGCTTCATTGTCGGGTGAAGTTTTGAATTAAGAGGGCGATTAATTTCCCAGACCTCTGTTTGAGTTCGGTCGTCACCAAAGCTGCTTTTTTCGAGCCAGCCATAGTAACATGGTTCATACATTCGCTGATATTTTGCCGGGGATAAAACCAGTTGCTGTTTTTTCCAGATAATCGTTGCCGACCAGTGGAAGCCCATCTCAATAAGCCACAGTCTCATTCTCATTCCCTCCGGCCCCGATGCTCCCCACATATAAATATCGCCGGTATTGAACTCACGAAATATTTCATACATCTTATGACAGAAGATGCTCCATTCATCGGTTGACATACAATCATTTTGAATTGATCTTATTTTATGACGGGGATTTTTTGATGAGCCGTAATCGACATTATATGGCGCATCGGTGAAAATCATACCTGACTTGTCGCCATTCATAAGCATGCTTACCTCCTGGCGGTTGGTACTATCGCCGCACAATAATCGGTGCTCACCTAAAATCCAAAGATCGCCGGGTTTTGTTATCGCCTCGGACGGCGGGGCGGGTACATCATCGGGATCGGTGAGACCATCCTGTATGCCGGGATCAAGAATTGTGGCAAGCTGGTCACTATCGAAACCAAGCAGTTCAAGATTAAAATCCATTGCTTGCAAATCTTTTAATTCGATAGGAAGTAGTTCATAATTCCATTCCGATATTGTAGCGGTCTGGTTGTCGGCGATTCTATATGCTCTTATCTGTCCTTCGGTTAAATCTTTGGCTACATGGACGGGGATCTTTTCTAACCCAAGTTTTTGTGCTGCCTTGTGGCGGGTGTGACCTACGATAATGATGTAATCTTTATCAACCACAACGGGTTGGCGAAATCCAAATTCCTTCAAACTTGCCATAACCGCCTCGACCGCCTTATCATTTATGCGGGGATTGTTTGCGTATGGCTTAATATCTTCAATACTGCGTAATTCTATTTTCATAATAAGTTCTTTCTAAAAAAAAATGTAGTTGGCGACCGAATGTCTTTTATATAGTGCCCGCTCCCGCTGCCATTTGTCTTGTTTTAAGTGGCGGAGGACCCGTGACTTATGTAATAGCGATATACCATAACGCTAAACAGTATACTTTTGCCCTATCATATAATGCCTCCAAATGGGCATTTGGTGGCATTATAAAATTTGTTGTTGTTTTCATTTTGCTAAAAACTCCGTTTCTACTTTCAAAATTGATAAATAACTTTTTATTCACATCCGCTCATCGCGCCACGTTGCCACAAGATGCATCGTTTTTTATTTTCAAGCACACCTCCACTTGTATATCAAACAACGCACCTGTGCCAACGTGTGCGGTCACAGCGTATCAGCGTTAGAGCAATCATCTATTGGCTCATTATTAAACACATTAAATGCATCATAGAGCTTTTGATCGAAGGTAAGTCCTTGGCCATATCTCTGACGCCTTATAGATATCTGCTTATATTGTCTGTTAGAGAGATTATGATTAAACCTCGCTTCGCCTTCTTTCGAGCATTTATGATTCTTGCCAAGCGGTTCACTACAGACAACGCATTTCCTTACGGCATTAGATGTAGTTTTAAGAAAATGCTCTAACATGATTAATTGCTCGGCTTTCATTAGTTCTTCTTTATTAATCTTGCTTCACCAATATTCTGATAAAGCTGTGTTTCAACTGATTTAACTTCCGGAACTGTTGATTGTGAAACTTGTTTCATAGTCAACTCAACACCTTGTTTGTGGGCTTCGTACTTTGCCTGTGCCTCGGCTGCTTTTTGAGCATTCTTTTTAGCTACCCCAGCTGCAAACGCCGCTGCGAGTCCAAGACCAATATCAATCAGAGGCGCATAGGGATTAAACGGCGTGCTTGCCGCGTTTGCTGCTCTTGCTCCCTGCAATACAGTTGTCAGGCCATCATCAGGATTTGTGTACTGCGCGTTTTTGATCGCTCCTGCGATAACCTGCGTCTTATCCTGAACTGCATTGATTGTGCTCTGGAGCTTTTCAACTTTCGCGATTGTGTTGCCATCGATAGCTCCGTTTTGTTTGAGCGTCTCCAATGTCGCCTGAGTCTGCTGCTGAAATTGATCCACCTGGCTACTTAGCTCGCTGGTCTGATCAGCTAAGCTTTGAAGATCGTAGGGTGTGATATTTATGCTTTCACATCCACCCAGCCATAACGATGCAACTGTGACTACGATAATTGCTAAAATCGCAATATCCCATTTCGTAATTTTTTCTAACCATTTCATTTCTGTACTCCTAAAAAAAAGTGTTTATTTAAATAAACTGGCACAATGCCAGCTGCACTGACTATGGGGAAAACCTATTGCCTCGCGCGCGCACGCGTAGCGCGCATGAAAAAAGCCCAAAAAAATGAATGTGAGGGTGTATATATGGAAATAGGTTAATAGGTATATATATTTTTTATAAATATATATATTTCCATATACTTGCGATTCAAACCTATTGCTTACCGGCATATACAATAGGTTAGCAATAAGTTGCAATAGGCTGAAAATGCCAAAAACAATAGGTGCAATAGGGCTATATAAAAAATCAATGGGTTTCATAGTTTCACCAACCTATAAAGTCGTTTTGGCGTTCCGCCAGTTGCCTCTTCTGCATATTCAATTTTGCGCTGATTTACTAACGTTTGCCTTACTTCCTCATGTTCGCGCTGTGACCATGGCAGTTTTCTATTGAGTTGCCAGAACGGCATCCATTCATTGCCTTTGCTTTTGTGCCACTGGCGAAGAACTCGAAGCAGTTTCTGGCAACTGGAATGGAAATCACTTTCACATACATATTGAGATGCCATATAAAGCATGCGTTCGGTAGTATATGTAACAAGGCTTGTTGCCCACTGAACCGCTGCCTCTGTGATAACAGGATTTATTGCGTTCTCACTACAGCTGTAAATCAGCGCAAGTCTTCTTGCTTTTTCAGCTGCTCTGCCCCATATAGCCATCGTGACAAGATCCGCTTGTTCCTGGGCCTTGTCGTACATGCTGTCAGCGGTTCTGCCAAAGGTCCGCTGCATCGCCTTGGCGGCTTCGCTGTGAGGTACACAAACAGCAACGGGATGGAAATTAGCAAAGTTGCCAGTGCCGGGTTTGAATTCAACCCAATATTTAGCCGCTCGAATAATCGATTCGGGAATTTCGCAAAATGTCGCTTCCTGCTCAGGTGCTCTTAGTCCTGCCTCAACAACCAGCATTCGTGCGAAAAAACCGTTGGTGAGCATCTTGCTTGATAGTGCCTGATAGTAATTTTCCGGGACTGCGGTTCCGTATATTGTCAGAGATGGCTGGTCAATAGTTCCACCATCCTTTTTGCCTGCCTTTAATCGTGTTGTATATATCGAATTTGAGGATGAGAACATCTTTAAAAGGATGTTCATAATCATATCGATTCGTGAATCTTTGCCTTTTGATGTCGCTGTAATAAGGGAATCTATTTCATCGGTCTGAAACAGCGATGCCGGGTGCATAAATAATTTATCTTCAATACCTTCACCGCTTGCAAAACCGTCAGCGGTTGTGGTGTCGTGCCCTAAGGTTTGCAGAATCCTGCTGTTAACTTTTCTGGGGTGATCTTTCCCGCAGCCGGGATATGCGAGATTTAAAATATATAAATTAGTGCGGTTATCATTATCGTCCCGGACCTTTCTGCCTGCCAAATGTGCCTGCTGGCCAAGTGCCCCAAAAAACGATAGTACAGGCTCCGGGTGCGGGGCGGTCTCCATCATAAAATCACGCAGTTGGTTTACAAATCCAGGCACATTTAATAATTCATGCGGCATCGGTCCCGGATCGGAAGCGGCAGGTTCGGTATCATAAGCGGTATCCTCACTTGTGATATTGGAAATATCAACTCCGCTTGTATCTTCACTTTTCCCGAAACCCTGCGTTGCCAGTGCCTTTGCAGCCTTGCTGTAATCACCATTATGTTCCAGCAGCGTATAAATCCCGAAAGGTGAATATGCCTTTTCACTTTCAAATGGATATGCATTTGTTGAAAATACATAAAATGTTCTATCCTTGATTGACGCCGACCAGCCAATGGATTTTCCGGGCCGCCGCCAACGCTCACTTTCTCCTGATTGGGCTAAAGCCCAGCCGTGTGAAACGAGAACAGCTTTAAAATCGCCGCCAGCGTTGTAATCATCACCGGGCCGAAGGGAATTATTAGAAATTGGTGCAGCAGGTTCAGGCTGCGGTTCCGGTATGAATTCATTTAGAGACCATGCGGCCTGTAGTAAAATATCACGCTGGTCAGTAGATAAAACAGGTATTGATGTAAACTCGCCCTGGATTAATTCATAACCCGCTGAGGGCGCACATAAAAATAATCCACCCTCGCCGCGAGTTTCAATAAGTGTAAGAATAATAAACCAGTTTCCATCCTTATCCCTGCGCGGTTTATATTTTTTACTGCAAACCTCAGCCTCATTCTCTGAGGGCAGGATAACCTTCTGCTGCGCAAGTTTCATATTACCGCATACCTCGTCCTGGCAGCGGTAAATTACATGCAAACCGCCTGACTGTGATCTTTCAATTACTATCCTTTCAATCAGGCCCGGTGACTGGCTTTGCACAAGATCGTACCATTTTTTGTATGCCTGGGCCTTCAGATCGAAATCTATCATTTCAAGATTGCCGGAGACTTTACCGGTTACAATACATACGCCAGTATTGCCATTGCCGAACCAGTTGTTTAATTCGCAGTCATACGGCAGGCGCTGCTGAAATTCTTTCCACCCTGATAATGCGGCAAATTTTAGCTGCACATTCGCCGGTAAAACGCAAAGACCTGCCTGGAGGTAAGCTAAAGAAGTTTCTCTAATGTTGGGCATAGTTTCTCCTGGTGCTAAAAGGGGATTTCATCATTGTTGTCATAAATATAATCAGGAACTTGCTTTTCAAATTGCCAATCTGAAACTTGCGGATCTTCGAATTGGTAGCTGACTATTCTTTCGAACTTCTCACCCGAAACTTTTTTTACCATTATTTTTACAGGCTCTTTTAATCTCCTATTTTGTGCAAAAAATACAGCGAGGTCAGATTGCTCCGGCACATCTTCATTGGATCTTTGTATCCACCATTTTTCTGCTATTTGACGAGCATAACCGCTATGTTCAAAACATATCCATTCAGGAATATATCTTTCCAGGCCAACCTTATATTGAACACGCATTGTTTTTGGCGCATCTTCATCAGCTTTTCTTTTTGTATGAACGTTATAAAGCACCTCTTGAACATCAAACTCTTCAACAGTTACTTCTCCCGAAAGAACGCTTTCAGAGCTTGCCTTGGTATCGTGCTTTGATTTTTCCGGCGGTGGGAAATCGTACCCGCATGATGGGCACTTGGAATATGCGGCATGAACAATTTCATTGCACTCAGGACATTCTTTCGCCGGGGCATCGCCACTACCTTTTGAAAATACTTTATTTATTTTCAAACAATCAATCGGCCCATGGCGGAGAATATTGCCTCCAAAATCGAGAACCAGGCAATCTTCTTTGCCATCACAAATCCTGCTTCCTCTCCCGACCATTTGAACATAAAGCCCTGTACTCATGGTTGGACGCAGCATTGCAATACAATCGATGTTGGGGGCATCAAAGCCTGTGGTTAAAACATTTACATTGCATAAGTATTTCAGTGCGCCGCTTTGAAAATCATCAATCATCTTTCTCCGCCAGCCATCGGGACTATCACCTGAAACAAATCCACATTCAATGTTGTGCTCTTGCTGCAATATTTTTTGAATGTGCTTGCCGTGAGCTACACCTGTTGCAAAAATAAGAACCGCTTTCCGATCCTGGGTATATTCGAGTATTTCAGAACACGCGGTTTTTACTCGTGCATCCGTATCCATAAGATCCTGCATTTCAGCTGCTATAAATTCTCCCGCTCGAATATGCAGACTGCTTGTATCAACCTTGGTCTTTGAAGCTTTGCTGCGCAAAGGGCATAGAAACCCGTCACGAATTAATTCTTTAATTCCTACTTCGTAGCAGATTTCATTCAGGATTTTATCTGGCCCGCATATCATTCCGCTTTCTGTGCGGTATGGTGTGGCAGTACAGCCTATTAGTCTGATATTCGGATTCATGATTTTCGCATCGCTGAGGAATGATAAATACATACCATCACCGTTCGTAGAAATTAGATGCGATTCGTCTATTATGATTAAATCAAATGGCTCAAAATCAAATGCCTTTTTATATATAGATTGAATCGAAGCTGCTATCACAGGCTGGTGCATATCTTTCTGCTTTAAGCCCGCAGAATAAATTCCGACAAAATTATCGCCGAGAAAATGTTTTATTTTTCCGGCATTTTGTTCGATAAGTTCCTGCACGTGCGCAAGAACAACTACCCGGCCTTTCCATAATGAAACCGCATCACTACATATTTGGGCAAGGACTACGCTTTTGCCCGAACCTGTCGGCAATACAATGCAGCTGTTACCATCGCGTTCTTTTAAATATTTATAACAGGCTTCAACAGCCTGTTTTTGATATCCCCGGAGCTCTATCATTGATCTTCCTTATCGTTACTATTGTTTTGCCATACTTGACCGGATCTTTCATAACGGTAGTCAGATGTTTAATCTGGCAATCGTTATAAAAGGCCATGCCTTTTTCCAATGCATCAAGAAGCGGTTTTTGAATATTGTCGATATCGCGTTTTCGTTTATCCGGTGGGTATGCCCGGACCTTCATTGCGAGCATACCCATCATCGGAGTTACCTTTGCCGCCATAAGGGCATTGCAAACACGATTCCGAAATATCATGCCTTCATGCCCTATAAACGTTCTGTTTCCACGCCGCTTGAAATAATGATTAATACTTGGCGGATATGGCAGCGTTATTGTCAGCGTTTCCAGGGTGCGACACCTCTGGCAGCTGGACTGCTGTTTTGAACAGCAGCAGTTTCTTTAGCTGAATAACCGCGTATTTCATTGACCAATTCGTTTGTGTCACTTCGTTTTTTTAGTTTGACATTGATCATCAGCGGGAGGTTGTGCAATTCGGCACTGTCACGAGGCGTCATCACGCCGATCGATTTACATATTGCAGCCAACTGCCCCCGTGAAATCTTGGAGGTAGTTTCGTTTGGATGATCAAGGTTGAGCCTGGCCCATAAAAGCCTGTTCTTGTACTCACCCTCGATGACCTGAAATGTTAGTTCCAGATAATTGCCGCTGTTATTCTTTGTCGGTTTAAATTCCGAATTGGTTATAACAGCCAGATATTTTGCCGCCGGGATCGGATCAAAATCAGCTGCCGGTTCTACGTTGTTTGCGTTAAAGCCATTTAAATTTGCCATGTTAGTGATTTTCCTTTTCTGATAAATTGGTTGTAGTTAATGAACCGATGAATGCATCCCACGATAGAGGAAGTTCATACGGTAGGTTATAGCGATTCTTTGCGATACATGATGGTCCGCCAACGGTGCGGATTATTCTCTCGCCGCCATCTTTGCCAATGCCAACTGCGATAGTCCGTTCTCGTCCGAAACCGATATCTTCGCTTTCGGTACGGAACTTTCGAGCGGCAAACAGTACTGCATCGCTCCATTCTGTAAGCAGGGCGGTAGCATGTTTATGAAGTCTTGGTGCGAAGCGGTCGTACGAAGATGATTCAGGGTCTTCGAATCTTTCGACCTTGGCATGTGAAATCAATATCACAGCCATATTCCGCTGCGTGCGAAGAGTATCAATCGTGTCAATGACCTGACGCCAAAAGCCCAGGGCAGCGATATAGCCTTTACCGTAGCCGCCGTCGACTTTTTCGATAGTAGATGAGTGAGATAGCTGGCATAGCTCATCCCAGATAAGCTGCTCAAGCCAATCGCAGCTGTCAATTACGACGCTTTGATAGTCATGCGGCTGGTCAATTAGTGCGGACAAATAGTTTTCAACATCTGTATATTTTTTTGCCACTGGAAATGATGCACAATCAATTTCTGCCAGGCCATCCTCGGTCGGAATAAAGATTGGATTTGGTGCCTCGGATGCAAATGTTGATTTGCCGATTCCTTCTGTACCGTAAAGTAATATTCGCGGTGGTGATTGGCGTTTGCCTGTTCGTATGGTTTCAAATACATTCATAAAAATGACCTTTCGTATTAAAAATTAGTTTTTATCTCTTTTGCGTATTCATATAGATGCCGCCTTTGGCTTGTCATCTCGAAGGATTTTTGCGCGAAGAAGGATTGCTTTGGCGCTGTCAGCCTCCCGCTGATGCTGCGATGCTCTTTTAGTTTTCTTAATTTTTAGCCGCTGTGAAAAAACTTTCTGGTGGTAATCAATATTTTTCTCTGTTAATGCAATTAAGAACGTTTCTATGCAATCGATAGTGGTAAATGTTTGGACTCCAACGCTTTTATATTCCAGGTAAATACCGCCAAGCCCGCGATGGCACCATCGCCATACAGTGGAGTTATCAACTTTGAGCCGTTTTGCCGCTTCGCTCAAACAGATAATTTCTTCAGTTTTCCAATCAATCGCCATCGTTATAAACCTTTCAACGAGGGCCATTTTGCCATAAAAGAAAAACGCTTGGGTCTGATTAAGAGCCAATTAAGGGCTGATTAAGGGCTGATTTTGCGAGGGTTGATGTGAGTTTTTATGGCAAATTTTGGTTAAGGGCTGATTAAGAGCCAATTTTGCATGCTAAGGTCTGGTTAAGGGCTGATTTTGAAAAACTTTTGTTTTTAGGTATGAGTTTTGCTATGAGGATAAAAAATAAATAAATCTGATGACAGAGAATCTCTGTGTTAAATCTGATTCTGGTATTGAAATTATAAATTGTCAGCGGTTAAAATGCCTTTGTCGGTAAGAGCCCATCCTTTGCGTTTAGCATTTTCTGGTTTATAGACCATCCCCATGGATTCAAGACGTTTGAGGCTTTGCAGCACGGCATATTTTTGATGACCGGCAGCTATTATGATATCTACTTTGAGCATGGATTTTTGGGGATTGCTGTTCATCGCCATCAGAATATTCGTATCTGTATTAGTTAAAGTCTGACAATTGGCGAGTGAATCAGTATATTGTTCAATTTGTGTGTGCGGATGTTCAATGCTTTTTTGTGATCCCTTTTTCAATTCAAGTTCTAAACGAGCCAGCAACGTATCAAAAATCGATTTTATCGAATGAATCAGTAGATCTTCTTCTACAGCAATAATTTTCTTTATATGAATGCCAAAATACCTTTTGCTTTTGCGAAATTCCTCTATTGTTTCAGTATCAAATCCATGAAAAAGGTTTTCAATATCGTGGGCACCTATTACAAGTGGAATTTTAAATTTGTTGCATAGTTTGATAATGAGAGACCAAAAATAATTAGCATTTTCAATTAGTTGGGTTTGCTTTGTGTAAGTATTGCTTATCTGCTCGAACCTGTGATCATATAGGTATGAGAAAAGCTCATGGATGTTTTTAAAATCTTCATACTCAGATTGTATGCCTGTTGCTATACCTATCGCCCGATCTTCCATTTTCCTTTGCTCCATATTGACGAACTATAGACAGAGTTTCAGACTGATAACGTATCCGCTACGTTTAACACTTAATGGGAATCTGCCTATTAAAAAATAAAATTAAACTTTAGACATCGAAACATTAATGCAAAAAATTAGTTTTTATAATTCTGGGGCTTAGGTTTGACATGCCAACAAATGGCCTAGGTCGGTTCGACCCTCACTTCACTGTACTTAATAGAAAATATACCATTTTTTGTAATTTCTTGCAAGAGCAAGGTCCAATAAAATATTAGTAATTTAAACAAATAACAGGAAATCTGATAGAAAACGCATAAAAAACTTTTTTTGACGAATGAACTCTACTCCAAATAAAGTACTAAATTTGATGAAGCTGTGAATTTAACATTTTCCTACAACTTATAATCATTTTGGAATCTATATGCCGGGCATGTGAACAAATATATAAAATAGGTATGTTGTGGATTGACATCAGGTCGGGATTAGTTACACTGGCGGCGATCCACTTTAAATCTAATGGCGTGTTGTGGATTGACATCAGGTCGGGATTAGTTACACTCAAGTTTCTTCATAGGCCTTTTGGCCGTCCGTTGTGGATTGACATCAGGTCGGGATTAGTTACACTATCGCAACGAACTTAGCGACTATGAAACCTGTTGTGGATTGACATCAGGTCGGGATTAGTTACACTTCGCTTGTATCTTCGCTGATAAGTTCGGGTGTTGTGGATTGACATCAGGTCGGGATTAGTTACACTACATTTCGACCAACAGAGTGTAGGTCATATGTTGTGGATTGACATCAGGTCGGGATTAGTTACACTCCTGAACCAAAAGCCCAATCATCGCTATCAGTTGTGGATTGACATCAGGTCGGGATTAGTTACACTAAGCCTATCGACTCTAGCGCAGATACCTATGTTGTGGATTGACATCAGGTCGGGATTAGTTACACTCATACAGAAAATGGCAGACGGTGACGAACTGTTGTGGATTGACATCAGGTCGGGATTAGTTACACTTTTATTAGTAATTGAGAAGCAATGCCTGATGTTGTGGATTGACATCAGGTCGGGATTAGTTACACTCGGGACTTTAACCGCAATCCATAAAGCTATGTTGTGGATTGACATCAGGTCGGGATTAGTTACACTATAATCGCAAAACTGAAACTGGATTGTATGGTTGTGGATTGACATCAGGTCGGGATTAGTTACACTTTTCCCATTTTCGTTGCGTGCCTACCTGATGTTGTGGATTGACATCAGGTCGGGATTAGTTACACTTTGTACCCACTACTCTTTATAAAGCCGCCCGTTGTGGATTGACATCAGGTCGGGATTAGTTACACTTTGTTGTAATAATCCTCAGTGCATCGGCATGTTGTGGATTGACATCAGGTCGGGATTAGTTACACTTAAAATCGTCGCTATTAATAGAACATTCTTGTTGTGGATTGACATCAGGTCGGGATTAGTTACACTCTGGCCGTGCAAGGAAGATACAATCGAGATGTTGTGGATTGACATCAGGTCGGGATTAGTTACACTTCTGCCAGCCCTGGGCCTCGCATATCGCAAGTTGTGGATTGACATCAGGTCGGGATTAGTTACACTAAACGCCATAATTGCACCTCTAAAAAAATTGTTGTGGATTGACATCAGGTCGGGATTAGTTACACTTAAAGTTGTTTCAGGATGTCTATGCTTTAAGTTGTGGATTGACATCAGGTCGGGATTAGTTACACTAATTTTCAGCAACTGAATAATCAAATTGATGTTGTGGATTGACATCAGGTCGGGATTAGTTACACTGAGAAACGAAAGTTACACCAGGCAAAAGCTGTTGTGGATTGACATCAGGTCGGGATTAGTTACACTTACAAAGCAGCAGCGCAAAGGAAAAATGCTGTTGTGGATTGACATCAGGTCGGGATTAGTTACACTAAGAAATGAAAGGTTAAACATCATGTTCGTGTTGTGGATTGACATCAGGTCGGGATTAGTTACACTATAGAGCTGAAGGCATGGCTCGACGCCCACGTTGTGGATTGACATCAGGTCGGGATTAGTTACACTGAGATATGAACAAGTACCGCCGCACACATTGTTGTGGATTGACATCAGGTCGGGATTAGTTACACTGGCCAACGTGCGGACAACGCCAGGAATTATGTTGTGGATTGACATCAGGTCGGGATTAGTTACACTGGACAGGAAGCGTATCGCCAAGGTCTTATGTTGTGGATTGACATCAGGTCGGGATTAGTTACACTAGGCACAAAATTATATCGGCAATCGCCAACGTTGTGGATTGACATCAGGTCGGGATTAGTTACACTCATAAAGAAAATACCCGATCAGGCAATCAGTTGTGGATTGACATCAGGTCGGGATTAGTTACACTCCGTGTCGTCAGTTACGAGCCATCCTGTGGTTGTGGATTGACATCAGGTCGGGATTAGTTACACTACCTTTTCCGTTACCTGCTGTCGAAAAAGGACTTGCGTCAAAATGACTCTAAAATAATTCGAGTTGTTTTGGCGCAGGCGGTGCCGGTTTTCGCATTTTTCCCCAGAAAATCCGCATCCTCTCAAACTGTTTGTCAGTGAGAGTAACCAGCCGGACTTCGCCGTCCGGCGGCAAAAAATTCTGTATTCTGCGATAATGTACATCTGCGTTTTCCTCACTTGCACAGTGCCTTGCATACACCGAGTATTGTATCATCGCAAAGCCATCTTTCAAAAGATTTTTACGAAAATGCGTATAATCTTTTCGTGCCTTTTCCGTATCCGTCGGCAAATCAAACATCGCAAATATCCACACCGCTCTATATCCGCTTATTATCATTTTTATATATCTCTGTGAACTATGTGGCAAAGATATAATCTATAACTCTGTGGCTCACAATTTTGGTAAATCTATTTCCTTTTGCTCTCCGCAAAAACATCTCACCAGTGATGCTGCCATCCTATGCAGCCCGACCATTAGCGGCCCCTTATAATCTGAAATCTCAACTTCTTCATATAATGTTTCAAGCAATTTTGCTTTTATTCCCTGCGTCAATTCCTCCCACTCTCCGCCTGCAACAATTTCTTTAACTTTTATTTCTACATATCCTCTGAACGGCTCGACCAAATCGTCGGCAAGACAAAACGCATTGTATTTATTTTTATGATGAAGCCCGACCGATGGCAAAAGCCCTGCGCTGCAAATCGCTCTCGCAACTGCCGCTCGCATTATCATATATCCGTAATTTAATAAATTATTCGGCGGCTGTCCTTCTGCGTTCCTTTTAAAATCAATTCCTTGGACATACGCCCCCCAAAATATTTTACTCGCCCGCGCTTCTATATTCGATGGATCGCCGCTTCGAACCTGGCTAAATAATTCCATCAATGCTTTATGAATCGTTGTGTTATCTCTGACAATTTTTGCCTGATGCCTGATTTTGGCACGTATTATTTGCTGCCATAATTTTTTTCTAACCGGCTCTTTTACTTTTATTTGTTGCAAACATCGCTGCGTTTGAATTGTATTGTTTTCAATCGGCAGCAAACATCCGCTCGGCAAATGGTCATTCCCGCAAAGCACAACTGCTGCGCCATTTTTTAATAATTCCGTAAATACACTATGCGTATAAACTGTCGCCTGGTTATCAACAAGTAGTATGCCAATATCCTCGCAGGGTATAGAGTTCTCGCCATCCTCTCGCTTGAGTATCAATTGCCCATATCGTATAGATAAAGCAGTCCTTTGCCGCGATATCTCAATTATCTTTTTGATCAATTTTAATCTCTAATCAGTTCTCTGACTTCTCCAAGCGGACTAATTTTAACTTTGTACGGCACAGAACCTGGAGCAACTCCTAACTTTTGCAATTTTTGTGGTGTTAAATCAATATCCTCACGGATAGGCACATTTTTCTTTTTGGTGCTTGCCGGATTAGCATCTGTATGTTTTGTAAAATGGATAGTCCCCGTAGAATCAATTTTGAACACAACAAAGTAGTTAGCGTTTTGTGTTGCAGGATGTCTCATGCTAACAACTTCACCCTTTGCAAGAGACATAATGAATCTACCACTTTCGGTATCATTCCTATCAACTATTGTTTTTTTGTCAACTCTTGCTCGCTTGGCAGCATCAAAATTAGTAATAACGTCCCCATTCCATTGTCCTTTTATACTTTCTCTGATTTCTATGTGATGATTATTTTGTGTCTGATAAACTCGTAATGATTTCCTATCTTCGCATTTTACAAATTCGCCAGTTTCATAATCAAAACTTTTTCTCGGAATTTCCACAACTTCATTTAATTTCCAAAGCACTCGCACTTTTCGTATAGGTGTACCATTTATGACTAAACCATTTTCCTGAATATATTTTTTTGCTTCTTTCATTTCCGAAAAATTATTGTCTTTGAGCCAATCACAGATTTTATCTCTCAAGTCAATATCTCGTATAATACCAGATTTTGCAGGCGGAACTTCCTCCAAAGCCAGCATCTTTTTCTTTATTTCTTTTTTGTTGGCCATTGCAGACTTGTATTCTTCTTTTAAGCTATGCCAATCATTGGGCATTCTCAAATGACCTTGCTCTATTTTTATAACCGGAATGCTTTTTATATACATCCCATCTTTTAAAACTAAATTTCCATTTTCATCCCTTTTTAATTCGCCCTTTTTAATTCCTTTTTTCTCATTATCCTTTTGATACCTGTCATAAATAATTGCTGGCCCATAAATCGAATCTTTATGTAAATAGCCAGTAATTTTCCGATTATATGCCCTGTGTGAAACATTCAGTTTTTTATATTCATCTGCAACCTGCTGGCTAAATCCCTCCCATGGCTCTGCAATGGTTTTCCATTGTGGTTTTATGTTTTTATTTTCTTTTTGTTTTTCAAAATCAATGAAAGATTCTTTAATTTTCTGAAAGAATAAAGGAGCTAACGCAATCACAACGGCATCCACAGCATGATGTCTGTGGTCGCCTCGAAATTTCTTGCCTTTCTCACTGCGATTACCTTCTTCATCGAAAAACAATCCCCAATCCCGCCGAAGTATGCCTGTATAATCACCGTTTGAGGCAAAAACGTATCTTTTATTTCTATCTTGACTGCCGTACAAAACTTTATTTATCCAATCAGTTGTTTGCGTTGCGGCATAGGCACTTGAACTAAGTTGTTCTTCTGTAAAACCTTCTTTTGGTGTTCTGCGATGAAGGTTTGTCCACTTTGCTTTATCCGACATGTCAACATTATCTTTTGTTATATAATTATCCTGTTCATCTTTTAAATGTTTAAATCTTTGTTCTAATCTTCCAAATTCTTCTTCGGTCAACCAATCAATTGGTGTTCTATCTTTTTTACCTTGGTTAGTTGTGGAATAACACAAAACTAAATTGCTCATACCGTTATTCCCGCCTTTACTTCTTGGGATTATATGATCCATTTCTAATCCTTCGCCAGTTTTGGCTTGCTCTTCTGTTATAGATTTTCCAGAATATGCACAGGAATATGGTTTGTCTTCAATTACTCCTGAATAAGCGCAAACATATCGTTGTTGTCTGCATAACCTTATACGCTTAATAGCCGCCTCTTTTTGTGTACTTGTAATAGTCCCATCATTCAGATTATGCTTTTCAATTATTTCCTTAGTAAGTGCGTCTATTGCTTTGTTGATTTGCATTTTTTTGGCAATAACTTTTTCACTTTGTCTTGTCTTTCTGGATAGCTCGATTATGACGCGGTCTGGTTTATCAAATTGCTTGATATGCGCCATCAAATGTTTTCGAACTTCATGAATACTTTTTCTTACAACAGGATTGGAAATCCCGTCTGATACCGGCGGCAGCATATCAGGATGCTTCTTCAGGAAATGCCTTATTTTTTTATCAACTGCTATTTCTTTTGTGGAATATCGTTTTCTTTTTAAATTATTTGCATCATTTGTTGCATCTTCAGCATACATATTTCTTGCTTCAGTTACGCTCCACCCGTCCCGCAAGTAAGGCAGCAGGTTTTTAATCGCTTTGCGTGAAAGATTCACTCTGGTGTCTTTCTTGGGACGTTTCTTCCAGACATTTATAAATTTTCCTGTCTGTGCATCGTCTAAATTCCACCATTTTTTACAGCCTGCTACAAGTTTTTGTTCATCTTCCTCCTCGTTTGGTTCAAATTTTAAAATAGCGTTATTGACCGAATCTTTTACATTCTGGTTAAAGGATTTCCATACATTTTCACCAAAGCTATCATGCACTATTTGCGAATAAAACCAATCGCCGTTTACTGTGAATTTATCACCATCAGTATTGAGCGTATAAAGCGCTTTGTTTTCACCTTTATTTATTCCGAGAGCAGTTCTTACTGTACTTTCTGAAACTGTCTTCTGTTTTCTTGCAGCGGTTATAACTTTTTCTCTTTCTGGTGTATCTAATTTCCTTGTTTCTTGTCCTGGTGGAGTAATGCGAATATTATTAACACTGGTAAGAACAAGAAATTCCTGTGCATACATATCCGCCTTTGGGCATTTTTCGTCGGTCGGCTCTAATTCGCACCTGCCAAGTGTTCCCAAATTCCAATATGCTTTTCTCTGACTGAATAATACGCCTTGACATCTCCATATATCGGTCTTTTGCTTATTATAAATTTCTTTTTGAGCATCTGGCAGATTTAGCTGCCTTGCAAGTTCACCATTGAAACTTTTTTGTTTTGCCCATATTTTCAAAAACTCATCAAGTATCATATGTCTGTCGGCAACAAATTCCATTTCCTTGTCGCCTAAAGCATTATTTCTGTTTTTTACTCTGTTGTTCCTTTTTTTATTATTTGCTGTATCTGTTTTTCTTGCTTCGTATTCTATGGCAATAAGTTTACCGAAAGTTTCAGCATCTTTTTCTTTCATTTTTCGTTTGGTATATTCAACTGTCCCCGGCACTTCTGACAAATCCTTTTTCTTCTTCTTTGTGTCTCCAGTTTCCTCTGGTTCTTCATCAAACCACCATGCTCCTCGTTTTTGTGCGAAATGGAGTAATACCCTGCCAAATTCATACTCAGTTAATTCTTTTTCTATAGCATTTTTTCTCAAAATCCACGGATTGAGATTATACCACTCTTGTAGTTCAGTTTTTTCTGTCGGAATCCACTTTTTCTTGATTAAATATTGGCGAAGATTTCTTTTCAGCATAGACCGTCTACAAATAGACTTTCTTTGCTGTCGGTTTTTACGTCTATCCTGATTTTTTGGAGCGCCTCTTTTATCTTCTGATTCTTCAACTCCCGCCGGAAATACACCAACACCCATTTTTATTATTTTTTTATCGGTATCTATCCACGCTGAGCCGACTGAATTCGTCCCTAAGTCCAATCCTAATAATTTCATTAAATCCTCCTAATTCAAAAATTTCTCTTGCAATGTTTACATTAGTTGTTTTATAATGGCATCAGTGTAATTAATCTCGGCCTCGTTTTTTCACAACAAGAAAAATTCGCAGGCACCGCCGAAAGGCGACCGCTGCAGCTCGTGCAACCCACGGTTCTGCGGCTTTTTTTTTAATTAGTTCCACCCGAAATTTTACCTCCTGTAAAAAGATTATTAATCTGTATAACGAATATATAAATGCTACCATAAACTACCCATCTTGTCCATAAAATTAAAGTTTTTTCGGTATAACGGCAATTATTACATTGCACCCCCTTTATGTCAGCAATGGGCGTAATTTTTTTTCACGTTCGATTCAATATCAATACTTTAATTCGAAAATCAACAAGCTATCCAACTCTGACCACTGCCTCCATCGCTTTCTGCTGATCCATTTCCGCATATACCTCCGTAATAACCGCCGACCTGTGCCCCAATATTATCCTGGCAGTATCAATGCCAAACTCTTTACGCAAAAATGTCGCAGCATTATGCCGCAATTGATGAGGATGCCAATGGAACTGTTTGTGCCAAGCTTTTAATTCGGCTTTTTCCTTTTTCGTCAGCCGTTTACGCCATTGCTTTTTCGTTTCATCATCCCGCTGCCGTAAATGGTCTGGCGCGGGGAATGCCAGCTCAATAGCTCGCGTTACGGCCTTGCGATATGCTGCCACGTTGTAACAATCTCCGGTTTTCCATTTTGGCTCATCTTTTCTACGTGCCCCAGGCACGTTTCCGCACGATAATGGAGTTTTGCGGTTTTGATGGAGCTTGGTCAACCTTTCTGCATGTGCATCAGTAGGAGCGAAACAATAAGCCTGCGGATCTCGGAATAAAAACGGTACTAGGATTTCCTGAGCTTTAGGGCCAAAATATATTTTACGATTATGACCATGATGTGCGGTTTTATGGTCAGCAGGGGAGTAAACCCATATTCTTCCACTGCGTTCAATATCACATGGCCGCAACGTTAATATTTCAGTTGGCCGGGAAGCTGTAAGAAGTTGCAATTGTATGATTGCCCAGATATGACGACTTACATGTGGTTTAGTCGCATCAATATGTTCCTGTGGAACAGGTTTGGTCGGATCTGTTTCATGTGCTTCGCTGCGGCCTTTACGAAGTCCAGCAACTGTTATAAGTGCATGATATACCGAGCTTGGAACCAGCTCTTGCGAAACAGCCCATTTAAAAACCATCTTG